TGCTGATTCTCTTTAGATGCGCCGCCGATAACAAACAGCTTTTGCATCCCTTCCATAAACTGCACTGTTTTTCGCGGGTCGGGAAAAGCGTCACGGGCATTAACGGAAAGGCTGGCCACGGCTTTTGCCATATCCATATACCCGCCACGTGCTCGTTGCGCGGATTCGTAAATCATATCATTTAGTGCGGCCACGTTGGATTGTGAACCGGCTACCAGTGCCAGCCTGGCATTCAAACTTGTGTATTCATCAGCCAGCGCTACAGCTCCTGAAATAGAACCTGCAATACTATCCAGCCCGCGCATGATGACATTCCCGACAATGTTGCCGGCAAGGATGCTCTTAAACAGCCCCGCTTTTTCAGCAGCATAACCGAAAGAATCTCCGGCGTTCCGGGCGCTTCCGCTTACGCGGTTTAATTTATTTGATACGGTGTGAGCTGCACGGCTCATTTTTTCAAGCATCGGACTGACACCATCCCGAAGACTGATGTAGTTCTGCAGTGTTGCCATCTATTGCCCCCTTTCTATTTGCGCTTCAATTTGGCTGTTTGCTTTTTCTCTGATTTGATGTATTCATCAACAAAAGCATAGATCATAGCCAATTCGTGTTCCGGCAAAGTAAAAATCTCGTGCGGCAGCCTATGCAGCTTAATAAGTGCAAAATAGGCCACATGCGCATCCAGATCCTTTGCCTTTAAGAGTTTTTTACCGTCTTAATCTTATCGCCCATGCCCGCCTCAAAGTCAGACGCCTGAGATACGGCAGAATACAGGTCTGCCAGCTCGCCCGGTGTCAGCATTGCTTTAAGTAATTCTTCTGCTCCAATTGCGTCCCAGTTCCCCTGCAGTTCTGCGTCGTTCAGATTGGGGAATACGACAGATTTCAGTGTCATTTCGATCATGAATTTATCCTGATCAAATTCCATCTTCCAGTCCTTAGTTCCTTTGACCGGAATTCGTTTCGTGCAGGCATCACGTAGGCTGTCCATTTCCTCATTAGTCAGTACGCGGATTTTCCACGGCACGGGTTTTCCGTCTTCACCAACCATTCGCTTTGATGCGGCATACTGTACCGGCGCCTTTTTAATAACGTTTTCCTTAAAAAATGCTTTTAGTGTTTTTTCAGCCATTTGATTTTCCTTTCACAAAAGAATAGGCGGGGATGTCCCCGCCGCCATTACGCTTTCATTCCATCAAGTTCTTTGAATTTTTCAGGAACCTTGATGCCTTCAAAAGTGAATGAAATCTCATCTTCAAGCCACTTGCCCTCTGCATCAAATCCAGCAACCGTGCCTTTATCAATATTACAACCAGTCAGAATTACAGTATGTTTTCCTGCTTCGCTGGTCGGGTCATTATTGACGACCTGCAGATCAAAGTAAGTATCCACTCCCTGATTGACGTATTTCAGCATCATATTTTCAAAGAGCGAAGTATTCTTGTAAATTGTCAGAGTACCGCTTCCTTTAGCGGACACGGATTTATTCCCTTTCATCAGGCGCCCCAGAATGGCAACTTCTTCTTTCTCTTTTTCGATAGTTGCTTCAAGGCTCTTTGCCTGAAATAACAGATACCTGTTTCCATCTACCGTTACATAGGCACTGGCCAGCTTTGCTGAAATAACATCCTTGGCCAGCATCGTACGGATTGCGCTGATTTCATCTGCCATGAGCTATCTCCTTTCTTACGCGACCACCACAGTGCAATATAATTTTTCCATACATGCCGTCGGCTGGATTTCAAATGTCCACAGAACGACGGTTTTCTCTTCGCCCTGCGTGGGTACCGGCAAGTCATCATCCACAAAATTCTGAATCGCCCTGACACGCTGGTATTCTTCAAACAGCGCTATACCGTCTTTCCACAAAGAAATCCGCCCGTCCGCATCATTCTGTACCTTACCGAGATAAATCCGATTAAACAGTCGGGCAATGTCAATTGCAGCATTATCCAAAACACGAATAACTTGATTTAAAGTGAAATCTTTATTCATTGCTTTAGTAATTTCTGTAAACGTATTAATATCCGTCAGAACACGGGTATCGCCTAATACATTGCCGGATACCGCATCGGAAACATTATGAAACATGAACATGCCATCGCTGACCGCCTGTTCAAGCTCATACTGCTTGAAGTTGGTATTGACCGTATATTCTCCGTCATAGATCGCGTTCGTGCAGCTTGCATTAATCGCACATGCCGCTTCTTTCCCAGTGAGCCAGTATACTAAGGATCCTTTTTCAGCGCCCGTATCTGTCACATTATTCTTAATAGAAATAACGCCGGGATAATTAACCTTTGTCTTGCCGTAAATAACAAGCTGGAATTTTGATCCCGTGTTTTCACGGCAGCGCTTTGTGAAATTAATCAGCAAAGACTGTACTGTCTCATCAGAGCCCGCATATCCTAAAATATTAAAATAATACGGCTCTATATGCTCAACAAAAGACTGATACTCGGAAACAGTAACCGATGTTCCGTTCGTACCCCCAGTCAGTGGTTCCGCCGCTTTTACAGTAAGTGTCGCGGTTCTGCTGAATACGACAAAATCATTATCCTGCAAATCCGCGCCTTTGCTGACGTTGGACTGTTTATCTACCGTTTTCAGAAGCCCGTCTGTCGTTAGATAAGTGTACACGATGAACTTTCCGCTGTTATCTGGGTCGCTCTGTACTGCAGTAGATAAATTATTTCCTCTGGTTCCCGCATATTTTGCCGTTGCCAATGTATTCTTTGCTTTCTCGCCGCCGCTGTTTAAACGGTAGAAATACCCTGTCTTCAGATTGATAAACAAATCGCGCAAAGGCTTCATTTTATCATGGCCATAATCATAGCCGAAAATCTTCTGACAATTTTTCTGGAAATCTTCTGCTTCCACACGGAAGACAGCTCCGCTTACACCCCAATCCAGATCAAGCGCCATTGCCGCATAACCGCGGTCGGCAATATCCGTCATCGGACGGTCTTTTGAAATGAAATTGATATATGTACCGGGCAATTTCTTATTCTGAAAAAGCCAGGTACCGCCACCTAATGCCATAAGTTACCTCCTTTAGTTAATATCCTGTTTGACCGGCTGATTTAACGCATCTTTCAGCAATTCATCAATCTGAGAATGCGTATACTGTTCGCTTTCGTTAAGTAAATGCGTCAAAATGTCCGCATAGCGTTTATACTTGGCGGATTTAACAATCGTTACTCCGTCGAAACGCTCCTCGGGCGCTGTCTGTTCTTCTTTTTTAACTGCCATTTTTTATGGCTCCTTCCGCTTTTAAACTCTGCATTTTTTCTGCTTTTTCCCGTTCTTTTAAAATAAATAGATTATAAGAAACAAAGAAGTGGAGTGCGCCGTCAGTCGTGCGGTAATGCATGTCTGTCCCCCGAATGACAGATCCATCCGAAAGAGTAATATACTCCAGCTCTACAAAGAATGCTTCTGCCATCTTGTGAATTTCTTCCCTGACATCTGAAACTTCATCGGCCGCATTCGGCATGAACCAGATATCAAAGCTATGCTCCTGCCAGTAACGGTTACCAACAGACAGCTCCTGTGACTGATCCAGCTGCTTCAGATAAAAGCACGGAAACACGACATGATTCTTTTTTACGTCTACATACACGGGATATTTAGTCAGCTTATGTAGTTTCGTTGAGATGCCTTTGATTACCTCATTAATTATTGTCATGTGCTGTACCTCAATAACACCCTGTTAATATTTCTACGCAAGATATCTTTAGACCGCCGCTCCGTTGCTTTCTCTGCTTTTTCTGCCATGTTCAATCCGTCTACCCAGTTTTCCACCAATCGTTTACCCAGAATAGGAACATATCTTCCCGGCTGCTGCCTGTGGCCATCATTGACATAAGAAGCGTAAGACGCCGTATTGAATACTTTAATTTTGTACTCCCTGCCATTCTGCTCAACAGCTCCGGCATTCCACGAACGTTTCATATGTTCAGAATTGGCTGTGATTGTCGTACCGTTTTTTTCAACGGTTTGAACCCCTCTCGTCGGGGTGGCCCTTTTCGCTTCGGCAAGATACACGGCGGCCATCTCTTTCATGCTTTGGCGTTTAGCTTCTTCCATTGCGGAACTATTCAATTCAGCAATTCGTTTCTGCAGTTCCTCAAAGCCTCTGAAATCTATAGTTACATCAGCCATCGTGCACCTCCCGGTGTTCTAAGCTGATTTCCTGATGATTATCATAGACAGCAGATACACCTGCAGATTTAAAATGCAGATGCCGCCCTTGCCGTACCACGTCAACATCAGCGCCTGCAGGCACATCAATTTCAGGAGACAAGAACAAAGTAACGGACTGTGTCATAGCAGGAATGCTATCACCGCCAGTCGCAGGCAAATTCTTGTAAGAAATACGGCAAGGGTACTCCGCAGAGGTCACCCTTACCGTTTTTACAATTCCCGTATCTGGATCTACAGTATCCTTTTCTGTAATAATTCTGCATGTATCTGCATACAGGCTTTCAATGGCTTTTCTTGATCTTACCAACGCAGCCTTCGGAAGCATCCCAAATCACGCTCCTTTGTCCACAACGCAATCAGTACATCCAGCCTCTGTTCTGCCGAAGTTCCACCGAGCTCTACCGTCGTATCACCCTCTTTTATGGATTTTACGACGTCAAGCTCATCGGCACTTAAAATAGCTGCCTTGCTCATCTGCATGAACCTGCCTGCTGTCATTTCATCTACAGTGTGCTGCAGCTCATTGGGGATTTCTTTCAAGTTGCAGCTGTTCAAAACGTGCTGCACTTCCCCCTGATAAATGTATTCCAGCAATGCCACATCAGAATCTTTGACATCATACCCGGTCGCGCCCTTAATGAGGATTTTCACATCGGCAATCATAAGAATTACTCCTTGATCAGAGAAAGGATATCGGCTTTTGTATTCGCGCCGGAAATGTCAATACCGTTAGCTTCCGCATAATCAACAAGCTGCTGCTTGGTCATCTTGTCCAGTGCAGCACCATTATCAGCGCCATAGTCCTCATCAAGAACGAATCCCTCTTTGATTAGTTTCTCTTTCTGGAAATCGCTTTCTGTATACTGCACCTCATTCAATCTGGTTAATCTTTCCATAATTTACCTCCTTATGCCCCGGTATTAACCCATACGCCGGCCAGCTTGTTTGTAGGGATCCAGAGATCATGGAATTTGCGGTAATCCAGCTTCCACGCATCGGCCTTCTGATTCACGTTCGGTTCAAAAATGCGGATCTTGTCCGTCTTTGAAACCGCAATCGGTGCACGGCGGGCAATGATAATCCAGTTAATTCCTTTTGCAGCAGTATCCGGCTTAAATCCGCCTTTCTCCTGCCCGGTGGCTTTACCGTCATTGAATACATACGCCGTCTTCATGCGGGCGGAAGGTACGGAAAGAATCGGAATTTCATTATAGGTTTTTACTTTGGTAGTAATTGCACCGGCTTTAAAGTCCGCCGTATCTAAGTACTTAGTAATGTCTTTCGAATTATTCAGAATGGTGCGGATCGGAGTAGCCATAATAATAACGAGCGATTCTCCTTCCCCGACAATGTCCTGCACTTTTGCGATTTCATCATCCAGCTTTTCCAAAATGTTAGTTTTATCCGGCGTGAAAGTTGCCGTTTCGTGAGATGCGCCCTTTGCCAAAGCCGCAATCTTAGAGTAGCGGAACGCATCCACTTCAGGGATAACCTGTGTACGCTGGAACTCACCCATAACGTTTCCGGCAGATGCCACAAAATTGGATTCATCCACATCCATAGCGTCAAGCATAAACGTGCGCCCGCGATCCTGTGTTAATTTGTAGTCTGCGTATTTCAGAGTTACAGCACCCTGATTGAACCCGTTGTCACGGTCGTACTTAGCAAGCCCGCCAATGGAGATTTCCGGCATTTTCACCGTATCCCCGCCGTTGTATTTTACATTCTGTGCATTAGATTCCATCCATCCGGAAGTCGCACCTACCAACATTTGCTTATCCAGACTCTGCTGGAAATTCTTTGCATATTCAAGTGTATTAATTGCCATTGTCTAATTCTCCTTTTTTATTAAATACCTAATGCCTGTTCAAATTGCTGCTGCACAGTCAGTTTTGCCGCATCACCACCGTCGGAACCTGATCCGGGATGGATGCCATCTACTTCTTTTTTCTGTTTATCCACGGCATCAAACAGATACGCGTCTGATTTCTGCAGCTCTTTAATTTTTTCGGAAAGTCCGACGACTTCCCCTTTCTCGTCCAGCTTTGCGTCTTTCAGATCCAGCAGAGCGCGGGCAGCTTTAGTATTCTTTGCCTTTGCCGCGGTCAACGAACGTTCTACTGCTGCATCAAGCTTCATCTGCGCAAGCTGCGTAGCATGTTCTGTTTCCATAGTCTTGGCAGCCGCCTGCATAGCCTCAATCTGTTTCTTAAGGTCCGCATTACTGTCATTGTTCTTTTTTAAACCTTCAATCTGTTTTGATAATTCCCCTTTCTCTTTTTCGGCATTCTTCAGGGCTTCGTTCTTTTCGTTGAACTGCGACTTGGCCACATAATTTTTACCGTAATCCTCCGAAATTTTCGCAACCTGTTCATCAGTCAGCCCCAACGCCTTTAACTCTTCTTTTGTCATAATGATCTCCTTTCGACTTTTTATCGTGGTTTATCCCCCACACCGGAAATACCTGTTCTTTTTCGCCTGCAGTACGGAAAAGGCAATCAAAAAGCACCCTCTCGAGTGCTTTTATTAAAAAAACTATTTTATGCTTGCTCTGGCTTCTGCCAATAGCTGATCTTGAAAATCAAACAACCCCTGTCTCGTCACCTGCATACCTTTATCCAACATATAGTGGGCATTCTGAATACGGGCGTCTACATTCCATCCCACAACGGAATTAATGTCCGTATCATAGAGATTCTCACCCGGATAATCGGACGGCCTGAGTAAGTCTATTTCCATCAGCCTGTCCACGATATACTTGGCCGCCAAATTCCTTTCTTCCTTATTTGTCATATACTGCAATGTGTTTCTCAAAATATACAGCTGACGAATAGCCAGTTCTGGAACTACTTTCCGCTTTTCTCTGATAAGCTCTGCCGCTGAACAGAAATACTGTTTTACCCTTTCAATAATTTCCGCCGTATACCGTCCTGTCTTTTTAAGCAAGGACACCACGGATGCCTGGGTCAAGATAATCAGGCGGCTGTTGCAGGTATGTAGATTATTTTCATACCGATACTGGCGGAGTGTCTCCTTAGTCAGCATAATATAGGGTATGTAATACCGCTTGAGCGACCATAGAGCCGCGGCATGGTCAAATCCTGCCACAAATTCCAAATCCGCCAGTGTCATACACGGAACACCGTTGAAATACTTGCACCGGAGAATCTGCGGCGGCAACCATCTCTGTTTGGGCTTTGGGTGCTTTAGGGTTTCTTCCATAGCATGGAAACGATTGATGTAAGTGGCGGTAAATATCGCCCCTTTCTTTCCTGTCATTTTATGGGCAATAAATTCACAGCCCTTCTTCGTGATGAGATAGCATTTCAATTTTCTGTTGGTGCGGTCTTTATACGATGATTCTTTCCAAAATTCACTCAGCCCAATTTTGGGCTCAGCTAGATAACTACTATATATATCAATATCTCTTAATAAATGACGATGTTCTTTTGGAATCATTTTTGCCACTTCACGGCTGTCGATTGTTAATAAATTAATTTTTGGTATTAAGTTTTGCATTTTAATCTCCTTCTTTTGGAAAGAGACTACGCCATATGATATAATATTTCATGAGGCATAGCCTCGGTAGGAATAAGGTGTCTGCAAACTTTTCGACGGAGCGCAGATACCTTATTTTTTTTCGTCCTCGATTAACTGAATACCATACATAATAGTATCCGTCCTTGTTTTTCCAAGCCTTTGAGCACATTTTTCTATTTTTACTAACTCAGTTTCGGTCAGACGGAGATTCAAACTTTTATTTCTGGTTTCTCCTTGTTTAGGAGGACGTCCCATTTTCGGACTCATATTCTTCACCTCACTTTTGCCCTTGCAAATATAATATATTTTGCAATTGCAAAAGTCAAGAGGGAAAATAAAAAATATTTCAATATAAAACCGCCTACCTTTGTAAGCGGTTATATGCCTGGCGTAATTTCTTTAATACCTTTCGCTACATTGTATGCCTTCTTCATCATAGAGTTTTCATAAAGGTATTCTGCACCTTTAATAGTAAGCGTAGGTCGAATAATCTTTATTCCAGGCGTTGCCCTCCCCATAATAGGAACTAAATCTATTCCATTAATATATCCATTTCCCACAAGTTCGGTAATAATAACATCCCACCTGTTTTGTGTAATGTGCAGTATACTTGGAGAAATAGAATTACAATCAAACTCTTCATAGTCCATAGATTTTTCAATTGTTTTTAGGATTTTATAAATAACAGAGAAATATTCCATTTAGCCTCCTTACCAATCCTTATTTGTTGTTATTTTTGTAATAATATCAGCTGCAATTCCTTCGTCGTTATAGCCTAACTCATCGACTATATCACATGCCAAAGCCCCTTCCAGTTCACAAGATGCATTAAAGCCCTTGTTTTGCAGAAACTCAAGTTCTTCTTTGGTAAATTGAATTTTTAAAACGTCAGACATTTGAATGCACCTCCTTTTTATATTTTTTTGCAGTTCTCTTGCCTGTGGCCCACGATGTAGTTACCACTCCGGTGTCTGGGTTCACATTAACGGTTACCGTTTCCCCTACAAAGCGCTGCGATCTGCCATTTTCATCCATCCTGATTTCACCAATATGCAGTGGATTTATCAATGCATCTCTAATACCATCTAAATCAAGATTGCGGACATCCGCCCTTTCCTGTTGGTGTTTAGACAGCTTGGCAATAGTAATTCCGTTACTGGTTTTTAACCCGGTCAACGCACCGGTATCGGTATTCTTTACGTATTTATTATACCATTCCTCATAATTCAAATCACCTTCAACAAATACCGTCTTCCCGGTTGATAGGTCACGTGCCGCCCTCGTGACCTCCTGACTATCCGTAATTCCTTCAATGTATGGGATCGTAGTCGAGCGGCAGTAGCAATGAAACGGCGGCATAGTAATTCCCGGCTTGGCGTCTTTTCTGTCGAATACTTTTTTATCCAAGTGCCGGCAGATGTCCGATGTCTTCAAATCAAGTACAGCCAGTATCTGATATTGCTCCACATCCAATGCGTCATAAGTGTCAAGCATCGCCTTTTCCTGCACATAGGCTGTTTCCGTTTCTACTAACCGACGGGCATTGCTGAATGATACATTAAATCGTTTCTGTATCCGATTAATTAACGGTGCCACGCCTTCGCCAATCATGAAAGACCGTGTCATTTCTGTTTGCAGGGTATTCATGAGCTGCGCTTTATTTTCCCATATCCGCTGTGAAAAGTCTTTACCGTCGCTTGCCCACGGCTTGGATACTGCAGTTTCTATATCCTGCTTTGCTACTTCCTTAAATGTGGAAAACTTGCCTTTCAATTTTTGCGCTTCATACGCCGTTTTGTAAACGCTGTCTTCATATACTTCAGAAAGCAAACTACGCATGCTTAGATTTTGCGATTTTGCCAGTTCTTCAACATACCGTGATGTCTTAATATATAATTCCTGGCTCCTGTCCAACCGTGCGCGAATAGAAGCTTTATCCAGCATTTTGATATATTTTTGCGGAAGGTTTTTCTTCTTGGCCAGCTTGATATATTCTTTCAGTGTCAGCTGAAATGCTCTTAACTCCCGTGTATCAAGCTCTTTTCTCGCATCAGCCAGAGACATTTCATTTTCTTCAGCGTATCGGTAATACCAGTCCAGAACTTCCTTGCGTAATGCGGTCAACGCTTTCACGTATTCCCTGCGCATAACAGCCGTGACGGTTTCCGCTTTCCCCATTTGCTGCTGTTTCAATCGTTCAAAACGCTTTTCCCAGTAGTTCATTCTTCAGTACCGTCAGGCTCATTTGCCGCATAATCAGGCATAAGAGCCTCAGTATTTTCCTTTTCAAGCCGCGCCAGTTCTTCCGCCGTATCTTTCGTCCACGGATGATTTGCCACAATGGTTTCCTTACTGATGATCCCGACAGAGTTTTTGCAGTTTTGAATCACTTCCGATTCATTGACGGGCGTATCCCTGTTAAAGATGAATTCTACTTTATTTTTATCTGGATTTGTGCCGCTAATGCGCAAAAATGTATTCACAAACCACATCAGCTGCTCTAGACTTGCCTGGAATTCCATTTCCATATTATTAGCATCTAAGTCTATGTCGCTGTAAATAGAGCGGATATTTATCTGATTAGGGTTGTTTGACATCCGGTCATCTTTGGCATCAAAACCATGGCCGTTTTCAATAATCGCCTTCTTTAGCAACTTGATAATCAGATCATAGTTGTCAGCATTGACTTCAATGCTAAGCGTCCGCACATCGCCTTTTCTGTCTTCCGTTCCTACTTTAATTACACCGTAAGCAATTAAGTTCCGGCGGAATTCCGATAAATCCTCACCTTCATATCCCTCCAGAATCAGAATGGTGCTGCGAATGTCTTCGGCCATGTTGTCACTGTAATTACTTAACAGCTCATTCAGTGCATCCTGTAAACACTTCACCCGGTTTATCAACGGAATTTCCCGATTATTATACTTGAATGCAATCAGCGGCACTCTGTCCCAATTAAATGGCTCCCCATTTACTGTGAGATAATCAGCATCCGTCTGTTCTACATCGGGAATAAGCTTTTTGCTGTCCGTGTAAATGTATCGACGTATACCCCCAGTCGTATAGTGCTCTACTTTCCATATGATTTTCGGCTGCGTGCCCTCATAAGTAAAGACAGAATAGATCCGCAAAAATGAGTCCAGTATTTCATGTTCTTCATCCACCCAAAACGGGAGGACCTGTTCCGGTGCAAACCTCTTGAACCGAAGTTCACCATTTGAGATGTATGGATGCAAGTACCCCATCCCGCAGTTCAGTACGTCCGTTCCCAGATTCTTCAGGCGTCGACGGAACGTTTGATTGAATACGGCATCCAACTGTTCACCGTATACCTCATCATCTGTCCGTACTTCCATCGGCTTAGACAACAGATAGCTTACTTTTTGATCTACCAGTTCCGCATAGCGGTTATCCACAATCCGATTATTCGGTAAACCATTAACTGTCCGAGCATTACCGTTCGCATCTACAGCCTGTCTTTGTTTATTTAAAATATCATGGTCTCCATCAAAGTACCGCTTGCCGACAATCATCTGATTTCGTTTCCCTGAATCAATCCATGCTTGAAGTTCCAACTCCAGAAACTCTATTTCCGTTAGTCCGCTGCCGCTCCCACGGCGTATGATATTATTCCACAACGCATTTAAGCTAAAATCCATCGTCCACCGCCTATGTTAAAAATTGAATACCGCTGCCTCTTCGCCCGAATCGCTCCATGGCATACCTCATGGCATCGAGCAGATGATTAAAATCGTCAATTGGTTTATTCACCTGATTATCAAATTTATCCTTATCCCACGTGTAATTTCCTATCTCCGTGAGGAAATTAACGCAGCGCGGATGAATAACAATTTTATAATCTTGTATCAGCTGTATCCCGTTCAGTATGCTGTCTCTGCCTTTTTTTGCAGCATGAATACGAGTCAGTCCTAATGCACGGAGCTGTGCGATTGACTTAGGTTCCGCGCTGTCGGCCGTAATGTTTTCCTTGCTATACCCCATCCGGCTTATTTCTCGGTAAATCATTTCGTTGGTCAGGCCTTTTTTATACATTTCGTCAAATACATAAATCTCCCGTGCTTTCATATCTACCAGCCCGCAGAAGAGCGCGGATGGGTCATTTGTATACCCGAAGTCAAGGCCAAACGCGGATTGCACACTTTCTCTTCTTGCAATTTCTGCAGTATCAAATGCCCTCTCTTCCCAGTTTTCATATACCAGTCCCTCAACGATACCCCAATCGCCAAGTCCTGCTACCTGATATCGTCTCGGATTGTTCAGCCGCATACGCTCAAACATACTGCGGTCAGAATCATCAAGAAATTCATTACATTGATAGTTCGTTGTCTTTGCAAGAACATCATTATCTGCTTTATCAAAAAACCTCTTCTTGAGCCAGTGTTTTTCATTCCATGGATTAAAAGTCAGCGTTGCCTGCTTAAACAGTCCTTCCGGTACTTCGCCTCGTATAGATTCATCCAGCGTATCGAATGCCGCCTCTGACGTAATTTCATACGCTTCCTCTACCCACAGCCAGCAAAGCACGCCGACGTCCACCGTAATAGACGTAACTTTTAGCGGATCATCCAATCCCCGAAAGAATATCTTCTGTCCTGTCGGCTTATAAGTGATTTCAAGAGGACTTTCTCTGCAGATAAAATAATCGTCCACCCCTAAGCGGTGTATTGCCCATTTAAGCTGTGTATAACAGCTGTCTTTTAACGTTCTGAAGGTTTTTCGTACCACCAGCAGATTCGCTTCGTGATACTTCATCAGGTTATAAATAAACCATAATGCGGCAGTAACTGACTTCTTACTCGCACGGCTGCCTTTAACTACCCGGTACCTGCCTTTGAAATTCCAGAAGTCTCTGTATCCACCGCCAATAACATCCGGAAGATATATCCTATTGGCATTACTCATGAATTTCACACTCTCCAGTAATAATTACGGGTACCATTTCAATCTTCGTATCAGAACTGAAAAGGTCGTGGCGTTTCCCCATTAACTCAAGTGCTTTTATCTGGTCTCTTGCAGAAATTTGTTTTTTTATTATCTTTGCTTCGCTGAACCCATCGCCGATACCTTCAGTAACGACTACTTCTTCTTTAAGTTCCCCTCTGCCTGCTTTAGACAGCCGCCACAGCGCTTCCGCTGCAGACATCATGCCGTCTTCAAAGACTTTGTCCTGCAATTCTTTAATACGGCTTCGAATATTAACATTCCTTAACAATCTACTTGCCAATGCTTCAGCTGTTTTTTTACTATATCCCGCCCGTATAGCCGCCTGCGTTGCGTTCAGATCAATCAGGTACTCAATGCAGAATTTTTCTTGCCTCGGTGTCACGCCACCACCTCCTTTCCTGCAATAAAAAGGCACCCGTTATGAGTGCCACAAATTTATTGAGCCTACACGTCAAGAATACGATACGTAGGCTCTTAATTAGGGAGGAAGTAAGTAAAATGTCCTTACTTTCACACATACACTATATCACAGGTTGATAGTGGCTTTTAATGGCGTATTTTCCAAATTGCGCAATCCCTGACCATGCAACCTGTAAATCCAGCGCAGGTCAAGATTTATTTCAACAGCAATTTTCTCCCATTTTTGATTGAGTATGTATCTGCGGTACAATACCGTCCATCGGTCATGGTCTTTCTCACAGCTAATCAGAGCTTCTGCTTTATCCTGCATATCCATTAACCGAATAAATTCTCGTGATGTTTCTGCTCTTTTCAATTCGAGTCTGCAAATTACCTCATCAAGCGATTTTATGTTATTTGATTGTATTTTGTCACCTAACTGTGGAGATTTTAAAGAAATGACTTCACATTCAATTTCTTTCAGCCGTTCCTTGCAAGCTTCTACCCGTGCATGCTGCCGCCGGACATCATTCAGGAATTCTTTAACGGTCATCATATGTACCCCTGCCGGAAATCACACATAGAGAACAAATCAGCAGCCCGATACACGCGCCGAAAATCATACCTAACACAAACATCATAATCTGAAACCTCCCTCTTTAATTACTTACGCTTTTTTGAAAATCCCATGTATTTTTCATTACCCGGTAAATCTGCTGGGCACTAAACTGCCGAAACATATCATTCATTATTTCCTGAAATACGTTCTTGGATGGCCATGTATCAGAAGATACACAAGGCTTAAACAAATACGGCCATCCGTTACCTGTTAATCCGTAAGATGAATTCTCCTGTAAATAAGTTCCACAACCGCGAATCAAGAACAAATAACTGCAGAGATTCATATTTACAGCTTTAGCTTCAGTAAACATAGACAACCATATATCAGAATCCGACTGCAGCCAGGGATCCACAAAAATTTCACCGGCCATTTTCTGAATACCGGGAATACAAGACCGCCTTGCATTCATCTCACAGATTTTTAATAATTTCCATCTCTCTGCATCGAAATCCATCGTTGCGTTACACCTCTCTGCTACCGAACATTTGAACTGTCTTTATGGGTTACCCGTTAACGTGTGACCCAAGCCGTCTCTCGGAGCACCGATAAAATCAAGTGTCCTAACACGGTTAACAATAGGTTACACGTTAGCGCAAATAGGGTATGTGTTTTTTATAGACCCCCCTTATACCCTCCTTATACCTTAAGGTAGGTAGGTATATTTCAACCAACTATATATATTTAACGTGTAACACGTGTAACCTAACATATCTATGCCTCTTTTCTTTCGATAATCACTGGCAAAAATCGGGTAACACGTTTTTCGGATTTACGTGTAGCTTACGTGTAGCCCGTGTAACAGAAATTAATTAAGTATTGTAATAACACGGCATGCTTTTCCCTGGTATTTCACAACATTCAAATTTCTTACCCATCCATCGGCGCCTGTGGACGTTTCTATTTTCTTTTCTGTGGCAAATTCTTTAATCATCTTTTCGTAACTGATACCTTCCTTGTCCATTGCCTCACGCAATGCATTAGGAAATACATGGGTTTTCCCGCCCCGGATAAATCCATAGAGAGGCGAAACAGTTTTCTGCATACTGCTATAACTTTCGTTATCGAAATGGGCTGTATTTGCAGCCATCCAGTTTTGAACAAAATCCCACGCACGGTCTGTATCGGAAATTTCATGAATCGTCGGAAGGGATTTGAATACCTCTCCACCCATATACTCCGCCTGTGATAAAGCCGTCTGGAGATCCATACGCCACAACCACATTCCTACAAGCACGTCAGCCGTCGTAATAAGCGCCACGGCGTCCACATGAACAGGGCTGTAATCGGTATACCGCACAGACAGATCTTGCCGGATACGGTTCCACACCTCACCGGCCACTAGCCGGTTTGCAAGCAGCGCTTTAATGTACAGAGAGCCCGCTAATCCATAACTGTCCATTTGATGAACCTGTTTGGCAAGTCCATCCGGAAGAACAGGATATGTATTGATTTCAAGGATTCGGTTCTTAACGCCGCGGACGGAATTTTCCCGGGTAAGCGGTTCTTCCCCGTTGGCCATGCCGATGGTTCGCCAGTAAGCGGTCTTCTGCAGGCCGGTCTTGCTGGCGCGTCCCTTGCCTTTACCACCTTCCAGCATGTAGACTACATATTCCAAATAATCCTGCTTGTCACGCCCCTGGCCTGCGACCTGCCGCTCGTTAATGGCAACAGGAAAATCAGAGAGCAGGGATAAGCGGCGTTCTAGTCCTGCCTTTGTCGTGAGGAAACTGGTCATCATCCGGTCAGGATTCCCCCATACGCTCATGGCCATTTTCATGGCAGCCGTCTTCCCACCGCCGGACGTACCCCAAAAATACAGAAGGAAATTCCGCTGGCGGAACAATCCTAGTAGAGGCGCCGCGAAGGATGCTGCCATAAGGAACCGGGCGAAGGTATACTTCCGGATTTCCCCGGCCAGCTGATACCAGCGTGACAATTCTCCGGTCGCCTGCATGGCTTCCGTAATATCCCCCTCGTCATCCATTTCAATCCGATAATCTGTATTAGACGGAAGGATAAATTCTTCACAATGCTTACGCCATCCCAGGCGGGAGACGCTGTAGCACAAAGGGATTCTGTCTTGGTTCATGGCTTCCATTTGCTGTAAGTATTTCACAAGGTACTTGGCCGTTTCCGATGAAATATTAAGTCCCCAGTCAGACAGCTTAACGATGCTTCGGCTTGAAAATACAGTCGACCGCGGCTGTACCGTCCGGCGCCATTGGTTATAATATTTGAAGCATATTTCGACCTTTTCGATATCCGTATCCATGTTATACAGCCGTGACGTCAGAACTACCGGAACACCCGATGCCGGATTCCTGATCACATCCCCGTCCATCCGCTCGCGGTATTCACATACACCGGTGGAGTCCACAGAAAAACCTGCAGGTATCCGAAGGTCTATCGGACAATCAGGAATGAGTGATTTCGTCGTTTTAGGTGATTTAGCTTCTCCTTGCGGCGCAGATGCACTTCCGGTAGATGAGGGCTCAACGTGAAAACTTTTCCGGCGTTCCTCGGCAATGATTTTGGATAAGTCATTAAGATTGATATGTCCTTTAAACCGTGCCTTATGTTTTTGGAATTCCAAAGGCGCCTCTTTCTGAAGCAGAGCAAGCGCTCCAATAACTTCAGGGGTAAAAACCGTTTCAGGGTTTGGCATCGTCACCGCCCGCAATGTGGCCATGGCACGGGGGATATTGGCCAGTGCCCACCCGGAGGGACATTTGACAGGGCAGTTTTCACAGTGTTTGAATCCGAGTGTTTTCTGTATATACTCACATGTGCGTGGACTCATATTAGAAAGGACTTCTGCAATCTTGGCATCAGTCTTTTCTGCGCTGTATCGTTTATGATCAGCTTTGGATAGTTCATGACATGCCGCCGGTCCGTCAGAAGCTCTCGCTAGATTAGAAAGAGCTGCAACCCATTCATCATAAGTGATAGTATCGGCATCCAGTTCGCAATGCTGCAGAAATTTGCAATTGGACAGCATCATGAAAGAGTTGCCGTCTGTTTTGCGCCGTTCAAATCCTTGCTTGCGGTCAGAAAGCAATTGAGGTATTTCGACCTGCAAAGATGCAAAATCTTTATAACGGTAACGAAGATCCGCGTATTCAATCACTTCACAAAGCACCGGATTTTCAGGATCCTTAAAATTCCACGTATAAGGCACTCTGAGTATACGCGACAAATCAGCCGTCGCGTCAATTTTCCAGCCGTTGGCCGCCGCACTGTTCCGTATGATTTGCTGAAGTTTGCGGACAGTATTAATGACTTCCGCCCGATTTTCGTCATTGATTATAACGGGTTCTTTAAGCAGCCAGTAAGCATGAAGCCCGTGCCCGGAAGACACAATGATAGACGGTGGATACTTTTCCGGTAGTAACCCCATTGCTTCATCAACGGATTTCGGAAGATTTCCTGCTTTATGTGCCGCAGAGTCCACGATATCAATATCTACCCAGAGGCAGGCAATAGATGTAACATTCTGTTGCTTGGCGCGAAGATCAGCAGGAAGAGGATCAGCCGTTGTCCCCAAAGAAAAATAGACATCCTTCCGCATGCCGGAAAGCATTCGCGCTGTGTTCCATATTTTTTTAGAGACTCCGGGTTCCAACAGGTATGAATGAGTTGCCTTGTCCTGTTTTGTCCAAAGATACACATACCCATGGCATCCTTTGTATATCTCTTCAAAAAAATCAAGTTCCGTCATAGCTGTTTCCCGGAAAGAATTTGTTCTGCATCTTCACAGGACCGGGCGATTCCCGCGCGGGCTCCCCGCTCCTGCAAATAGTCAAGCATGTTCTGCTGTACCGGGCGCACCTTTCCGTCCGGTTTCTTGATTTCAATTCCGCAGAAGACTGCTATTTCCTTCCCGACCATATTCGTGGTAATAGTGATTGTACGGAACCCAAATAAATCAGGGAACCCCGCCGGTAGACCCGTAGAAAATCTCCGGGCTCCGTAAATGGTTACTGATCTTGCGCTGCTTTTATGTACAGTTCCCGTCCATCCGCTGCCTACATTAGCGCGAAACATAGTTCCCAGCTTGTTTTCTGATATATGTAAACGAATTAAATTTTGTAATTCATGCTCAGTCATCATAATCACCTCTATTTATTGAAACTAAACGGATTGCCGGATCCCTTTGATTTCCATCATCTTTCGTACCCAGCCAAATTTATAGCCCCGCCGGAGAGCGATATCTTCCAAATCCTGCCGACTTCTGGCCCGTCCGACTTCCTGACGTTTCCGCTTTTTCTCCAGCAGTTCCAGGCTGTCAATTTTCGCCAGCGTTCCCGCTTCTTCTTTTACTTCCCTCTCAGCCACAGGCGGCACATATCCGCAGTAAGGACAGGTACGCTGTGCCGTCATCCACACCTGATAACATTTCGGACACTGATGCATAGATATTTCCCGTATCCGTTTCTTTTTAGGTTTACTGTCCAGCGTCCATTCCTGCGGCGCATTAGGAAGGCCATGACGGAAACAGTTTCCCACATGGTCAATAATAACAGCCACCTTGGAAGGATTATCGGGGTCAGGACGAAGCGGACGCATAGACTGCTGGATAAACAGTGTCAGGGACGCTGTCGGCCGCGCCAGAATCACCGCTTCCATTCCCGGCACATCAAACCCTTCTCCCAAAAGATCCACATTGCATAGAACACGGAGTTTTTTGCGGCGGAAATCGGAAATAATCCTGTCCCTTTCCGCCTTGTGTGTTTCTCCGTCCACATGGGCTGCGGATATCCCAGCCGCCCGGAATTTTGCCGCCGTGTGCTCACTATGCTTACGGGACACGCAATAACAGACCGTCTGCCGGCCATCAGCCAGCTTTTGGTAATTGGAAACAATATCCCCCACGAGGGCATCATCGTCTACAGCACGTTCCAATTCAGACTTCACATAATCTCCGAATTGGATACGTACTGATTTAACGTCAGCCTTGGATGGCGGCGCATAATAGTTATATTTAGACAGATTCCCCCAGCGGATTAGCTCATCTACAGACGGCCCCATAACAAGAGACTGGAAAATATCCCCCAGTCCGTTGCCGTCAAGCCTTGCAGGTGTAGCCGTCACACCAAGCGTCATCGCCTGAGGGAATGCCTCCATGATTTTCTTCCACGTTCCTGCTGTCGCATGGTGTGCCTCATCAACAATGATGAAATCAGGCGACGGAATACGGGATAGCCGTCGCGCCACCGTTTGGACGGAACCAATCTGCACGGATGACTCATAATCAGCAGGTACACCGGCAGAAATGATACCGTGCCGGATATTCATTGCTGTAAAAGTGCGGTCAGACTGGTCGATGAGTTCCCGGCGGTGAACCAGGAACAGTACCCGTTTATTAACCAGTGCCGTTTTTCCCGCCATCCAGCCAACTACAACAGTTTTTCCTGCCCCGCATGGGGCGACGGCACAGACACGCTGAATGCCCGAAGAAAAATCTGCGGCAATCCGGCTGATCAGGTCCGTCTGGTAACTCCGCAGATTAAACATAGTATTAGGCCTCCCACGGAGCGGTGCCCGGGACAGCAATATTCATGCCCGGCAGCGTCTGTGGTGCTGCTGTCTGTACAGGC